AAATCCAGAAAAAATTATACACTAAACCATTTAATTGAACGGATAAAAGTCTATAACGAAGAAAATTTCAATTATGATATAGTAACAGTACCTCTTAAAAGTTAATGGAAGACGAATTTTATGCATCAATTAAATTAACTTCTGGTGAAGAGGTATTCGCATTGGTATCTGTTGAACAGAATACTGATAATCCTATTATAATGCTTCAAAACCCAGTAAACATGAAGATGGTAAACACATCTGATGGTTCTGTTGTTAAAGTTCAACCTTGGATGGAAATTCCAGGAGATGATCCAATAATTATTAAATGGGATAAAATTATAACTATGACAGAGATTAAAGATACATCAATAATATCAATATATAATAACTATCTTCATGATGAAAGATTTCATATACACTCAGTAGGTGAAATTACAAATAACTATTCTGGTAAACTAACTGAAAAGATGGGATATATATCAACTGTTGATGATGCCCGTAAGTATCTTGAAGATATCTATAAGATAAAAGAAGATAAAAAAGAAAGCTAATCAATCCCTCCGAACCTCCACAAAGGTTATTGTACTGATTTTTTAGTACCTTGTCAAGCCCCAAAAGTATGCTATAATAATGATTATTAAATTAAAAAGAGGAAATGCAATGTTATGGTTAGGAAAAAGTCTGAACATTATGTAAATAATAAAGAACTCTTAGAAGCATTAATTGTTTATAGAGCAAAGGTTGCTCATGCTAAAGAAAATGATATGCCGAAACCAAGAATTACAAATTATCTTGGAGAATGTTTTTTAAAGATTGCTACTCATTTATCATACAAACCAAATTTTGTAAATTATATGTTTAGGGAAGATATGATATCTGATGGTATTGAAAATTGTGTACAGTACATACATAACTTTGATCCAGAGAAATCTAAGAATCCATTTGCTTACTTTACTCAAATTATACATTACGCTTTTCTTCGTAGAATACAAAAAGAGAAAAAACAATTAGAAATTAAAACAAAGATTATTGAAAGAACTGGATTCGATGAAGTAATGATGGTTGATGATACTGCTTTAGCAGGTACTAGTTCTGATTATAATACAATTAAAGATAACATTCAATATAAGTCGTCAAATAGATAAATGCGTGTTGCTATAATAACTGATACTCATTATGGTGCTAGGAAAGGTTCCAAGCATTTACATGATTATTTTGAAAAGTTTTATAAGGATGTATTCTTTCCTACCTTAGAGAAGGAAGGTATTGAAACAGTCATCCATATGGGTGATATCTTTGATAGTCGAAAGTCTATTGATTTACAAAGCTTAGAGTGGTCCAAGAGAGTCATCTTTGAACCATTAAAGAAATACAAGGTACATGCGATTATTGGTAATCACGATTGTTATTATAAGAATACTAATATTGTAAACTCACCAGAGTTATTACTACGTAACTATCCAAATATAAGTGTTTATTCAGAACCAACAGAAATTAAGGTAGGTAAGATAAAGATTGTTATGCTTCCTTGGATTAATTCTGAGAATTTTGATGATACTACAAGTTTAATTAAAAAGACTAAAGCAAAGATTGCTATGGGACACCTTGAACTAAATGGGTTCAGGGCAACTCGTGGACATATGATGGAGACGGGTATGGATGTTAGGATTTTTGATAAATTTGAAAAGGTTTATTCAGGTCACTTCCATACCCGTTCTAATGATGGAAAGATATTCTATCTTGGTAATCCTTATGAGATGTTTTGGAATGATGTAAATGATCCCAGAGGGTTCCATATATTTGATACAGAGACATTAGATCAAACACCTGTAAATAATCCATATAGATTGTTCTATAATATCTGGTATGAAGATGAAAATTATAAACTGTTTAATGCAACTGAATATGCTGGTAAGATTGTAAAGGTTATTGTTAAGAAGAAAAGTAATCAGAAATCATTTGAAAAGTTTATAGACAAATTATATAATGTTGGTGTACAAGAATTAAAAATAATAGAAAATTTTAATATTCAGGAGAATGAAAATTTTGAGGTAGAGGAAACCGAAAATACTATCTCAATTCTAAATAGATATATCGATGAGTCTGAGATTGATTGTGATAAATCAATCATTAAAGGTATTTTACAGAAGATATATTCACAAGCATGTGAGGTAGAATAGTGTACTTATTAACACTAGACAGTAAAAGAGATGAGGGAGCTTATGCTGTTAATGATGATGGTGGTGATAAGGTATTATTTTTATTTGAAAAAGAAGATGATGCTGAAAGATATGCAATGCAGTTGAATAATCAACAAGATTCTGATATGGTAGTTATGGAAGTGGATGGTAAGCTTGCCATAAAGACGTGTAGGATGTATAATTATAAGTATGCTGTAATCACTCCTAACGATATTGTGATTCCTCCTAGATCATCGAATGATAACCTTTCAGAAGATTAGATGGAAAAATCTTTTGTCAACTGGCAATCAGTTTACAGAAGTTGATTTTCGTGAACATCATACCAATTTAATTGTGGGTACGAATGGTGCTGGTAAGTCCACCATTTTAGATGCCCTTACATTTGCCTTATTTAATAAACCATTTCGTAAGATTAATAAAGGACAGTTAATCAATACAACCAACGAAAGAGAATGTATGGTTGAGGTTGAGTTTTCTATTAATAGTAGGGATTATATAATTCGTAGAGGAATTAAACCTAATATATTTGAGATTGAAGTTAATGGTGTTTCTTTAAATAAAGAAGCAGATGATCGTGCTAGGCAAAAAATATTAGAAGAAAGTATACTGAAATTAAATTATAAATCATTTACTCAAATTGTAATATTGGGTAGTAGTACATTTGTACCTTTTATGCAATTGACAGGTACTAATCGTAGAGAAGTTATAGAGGATTTATTAGATATTAGAATATTCTCTGCAATGAATCATCTTATTAGAGAACAGCTTAAAGAGAAAAAACAACAAGTTAAATCTCTAGATTTGAAGAAAGAAAATCTTTCTGATAAGATGAGTATGCAAAAGAAATTTATTGGAGAAATTGAGAAGCAAGGATATGGTCAAATAGATTCTAATAAAGATAAAATAAAAACATTGGGTATTGAAAATGATACTCATATAGAAATGAATGAACTCATTAAAGGTAATATTGATGATATTATAAAGCAGCAAGAAGATGTTATAGATGCTGGAAGTAAGTTAGTGAAACTTAACAACCTTAAGGGTAAAATTACTCAAAAAGTATCTACAATTACCAAAGAACATAAGTTTTTCACAGATAATATGGTGTGTCCTACTTGTAGTCAGAATATAGAAGAATCATTTAGGTTAAATAAAATTGCTGACGTTCAAAATAAAGCAAAGGATCTCAAGAAAGGTTTTAAGGAACTGGAAGAGACTATTAAATTGGAACAAGATCGAGAACGTCAGTTTAACAAACTATCAAAGGAGATTATTAAACTCAATAATGGCATTTCTCAAAATAATACAAAGATTTCTGGATGTCAGCGACAAATCAGAGATCTGGAATCGGAAATTCAGAGATTTACCGATCAACTTGCAAACAGAAATACTGAGCATGAGAAGTTAAAGGAGTTTAAATTAAATCTCAAACAGACATTAGAGGAATTATCTGAAATAAAGGAAGAGATTGTGCATTATGATTTTGCATATTCTTTATTGAAAGATGATGGGGTAAAGACAAAAATTATTAAAAAGTATCTACCATTCATAAATCAACAGGTGAATAGATACTTACAGTTGATGGATTTTTATATTAATTTTACTCTTGATGAAGAGTTTAGTGAAACTGTTAAATCACCTATTCATGAGGATTTTTCATACTCATCATTTAGTGAAGGTGAAAAGATGAGAATTGACCTAGCTCTACTCTTTACATGGAGAGAAGTTGCTAGAGTTAAAAATTCTGTGAATACTAATCTTCTTATCCTTGATGAAATTTTTGATAGTTCTCTAGATGGTTTTGGTACTGATGAGTTCCTAAAGATCATTAGATTTGTTGTTAAGGATGCAAATGTATTTGTTATATCCCATAAGGCAGACCTACATGACAAATTTAATAGTGTCACAAGGTTTGATAAAGTTAAGGGATTTAGTCGTATAGTGTCAACACAGCTTGATGAATAATGACAACACCAAACTGGCAACACAACTCTGGGAAGCCACCCAAACGAAAACTTAAACCACAGGCACTACGTGCTGCAAGAGAAAGACGTAGACAGTTGATAAAGTGTCTACTAAAGACCTCCGATCCTCGTCGGGGGTCTTATAATGTGTACATACACAAGGAACTCAATGGAAGTAGTAAAGCACGAAATCAAATCTCAATTAGCAAAACTTCTTGCTACTGAAGATCTTATTGTAGAACATAGATCAATAGAAACTGCTCAATTTGATGTACGTACTAGAGTACTTACATTACCAAATTGGGAAAGGGCAAGTAATGATGTATATGATGCTTTAGTTGCACATGAGGTAGGACATGCTCTTTATACACCTGATAGAGAATGGTTTAAAGAAATACAGATTCCTCCATCCTTTGTAAACATAGTTGAGGATGCTCGTATTGAGAAATTAATGAAGAGAAGATATGCAGGACTTGCCAAAACTTTCCGTAGAGGGTATAATGAACTTTCAGATAATGATTTCTTTGAAGTAGATGGTAAAGATCTTGATACTTTTAATCTTGCTGATAGGGTTAATCTACATTTCAAGATTGGTGCGTGGATCGATATATCTTTTTCAATTTCTGAAACACCGATTGTCAATTTAATTGCAAATGCCGAAACGTTTGATGACACCTTATCCGCAGCAGAAGCGTTATATAATTTCTGCAAGCAGGAGCTTGAACGAAAGAGAAAGGAAGAAGAGATCGAAATTGGGCAAAATCTTAGTGCCGATCTTCCAGGTGATGGGGATAATTCTTCTAGTGACAGCAACGATCATGAGTCTACCGTTCCTAACTCTAGTAGCGATGCTTCTATGGAAGACGGGACTGGTGATGATGATCGTGATCTTAGGGTGGCTTCTGGTGGCACTGCTGTAAATGTAGAACCAGAAATTGAAACTGCTAGTGCATTAGAAGAAGCTCTTAGGGGTCTTAATAACTTAGATAGTAGTGGTGAGAAAAGATATATTGAATTACCGAAAGTAGATCTAAAAAATATTATTATATCTAATGATAAGATTCATGATAGAATAAATCTTGAATGGGAAGATCAAGCCAAAGCATGGGCAGAAAGACCTTATAATTTAACAAATAATATGTTTGAGGAAGTTGATGAAGATTATATTAAGTTTAAAAGAAATGCACAGAAGGAAGTTAGTTACTTAGTTAAAGAGTTTGAATGTAAAAAGTCTGCTAGTGCATATGCTCGTGCTACTACTGCTAGAACTGGTATTCTTGATACTACGAAACTTCATACCTATAAATTTAATGAGGATTTATTTAAGAAGGTTACTGTAATACCTGATGGTAAGAATCATGGATTAGTATTTGTACTTGATTGGTCAGGATCAATGGCTCCTGTAATGGCAGATACTATTAAACAACTTTATAATCTATTATGGTTCTGTAAAAAAGTTAATATACCATTTGATGTATATGCCTTTACTGATAGTTATCCTTCTGATTATGGAGTACCAAAATATTCATATGAGAGAAAGGAAGGTTTAGCTCTTGTTTCTGACCAATTCTCTATGATGAATATCTTTACTAGTAGTACAAGAAGTAAAGAATTGGAAGATCAAATGAAAAATATTTTCCGTATTGCTTGTGCATTTGATCGTAATCGTTGGACACAATATAATGTTCCATTAGGAATGCAGCTTTCTGGAACTCCATTAAATGAAGCAATTATTTCTCTCCATCAAATAATTCCACAATTTAAGTCAAGACACAATCTTGAAAAGGTACAATGTGTAATTCTTACAGATGGTGAAAGTGCTCCTTTACATTACAGTAGAGAAGTACATAGAGACTGGGATACAGGTGGATATATGGGAGCTAATGTTGTTTCTAGTAAATGTGTTATAAGAAATCGTAAAACAGGACATACTTATTCTTGTGAGCATCTTGGATATTGGGCAGATGTAACTGATCTTCTATTGAAGAATATACGTCAAGAAATCCCTAATACAAACTT